AAGAAAAAAGATAAAAAGGTTAAAAAAACTAAAACAACAAAAAGAATGTTTGCTAATGTAGGTGGTGGAGCTGACATGGGTAAAGTTCCTTCTATGGAAATGATAAAAAAAGAATTTCAAAAAAAAGAACCAGGTGGAAGAATGTCTAAAAAAGACATAGAGATGATTAAAAAAATGATGGAAATGAAAAATTTAAAAAAAGGTGGAATAGCTAAAAAGAAAAAGAAATTTCCTGATATGTCTGGAGATGGTAAAGTAACCATGAAAGACATATTAATGGCAAGAGGTGTAATACCTAAAAAGAAAAAAACTAAGAAGAAGGTAATCTAATGACTAAACTATGTCCAAGAGGTAAAGCCGCAGCAAAGCGAAAATTTAAAGTGTACCCGTCAGCATATGCTAACGCTTACGCTTCTAAAATTTGTGCAGGTAAAATCAAAGACCCTAGTGGTGTTAAAAGAAAAGATTTTAAAGGACGTAAACCAGCTATGGGTGGTGGCATGATGAAACGTGCATCTTATATGGATGGTGGATTAACTGAAGCAACTCAAAGATTAAGAAGACAAGGTTTAAAAGCTGGATCTGTAGCTAGAGGATGTGGTGCTATCTTAAAAGATAAGAAGAAAAAAACTAGGATGGTCTAATGGCCGGGTTAAAAGAATGGTTCAAGCAAGATTGGGTAGACA